AGATTCCTCTACGTCTCGTGGGCTCGGAGATGTGTATAAGAGACAGATTAAGAACCGCTCAGCCAAGCGCTCCCGCCTAGTGAAGCGGGTTGGGAAGACCGTCCCGTACAGGTTCGCCCTCACCGGACAGCCCATTGAGAACAGGCCGGAAGAACTCTTTAGCATTATGGAGTTTGTCGACAAGGACGTTCTGGGTGATTTCAAAACCTTTGATAGAACCTTTATTGTGCGGGACCACTGGGGCAAACCTACTAGATACCGCAACCTAGACAAGATGCACAAAGTCATGCAAGAGTGCATGGTAAGAAAGACTAGAGAAGACATAAAAGACCAGTTGCCTGACATTATCCACCAGACGGTACCGGTTCCATTTGACACTAAAAGCAGTGCTCTTTACAAGCATATTGCTCACGATTTGCTTGCAAAGATTAGCGACGCTATGTCCAAAGCCCGGGGATCTTTTAACTTGTGGTCTCACTATAACGGCGGTGGAGGCGACGACTCACAGGGTCAGATAATGGCAAGATTAACGGTTCTGCGTATGCTATGTGACAACCCAGATCTTATAGCGGAATCTGCTAAGGAGTACGCAGACAAGAATTCTCCGATGGGTAGCGAGTATGCCCACGATATAGTGCGACAAGGAAGGCTAGAGGGTGTTAACGCGGCCCCCAAACTAGACGCCTGCATTGAATACATCCAACAGGTTCTTGACGAGAGCCCCGAGAACAAAGTAGTGTTGTTCTCCTTCTTCAAGAAGAACCTACGGCTGATTCAGGAAGCCACAAAGGGAATGACCGACAGCGTCCTCTTCATGGGGGGCATGAGTTCGGAAGACAGGGATGCGTCTAAGCAGCGTTTCACTGACGACCCCAAGTGCCGACTGTTTCTTTCGTCTGATGCTGGTGGCTACGGTGTTGATTTGCCGATAGCCAACTACCTCATCAGTTATGACCTTCCTTGGAGTAGCGGTAAGTTAGAGCAGAGAGAAGCACGAATCATCAGGTTGTCTTCGGTGTTTCCTCACGTTACAATCGCCACGTTTGTAATGCAGGGAAGTATTGAAGAGCGACAGTATGAAATGCTTCAAGTCAAAAGATCTGTGAACGAAGCGTTTATAGACGGTAAGCACCACGACAACGACGGAAGTATGGAGTTGTCTATGGATACTCTCAGTCAGTTTCTGAGAGAGTCAAACGTATAGGAGACAAAATGGACATCGAACGTGTAACCGAAGAGTATTTGAAGCAGTTAAATCACGTAGAAATGCTGAAGAAGCAGTTGGACGAGTACAAGAAAGTCCTTGTTGACGCTATCACTAGGGATGGCGAAGAGGACGATAAGGGCCACCAGTGGCTCCCCGCAGGTCAGTACATGCTTCAGCGCCAGCGTCGTCAAGGCGCTCGCTCTATCAACCCTGAGAGGGCAGAGCAGTGGGCTAAGGATCGTGGCGTGTGGGATGAGGTAAGCAAGGTTCTCCGTGTTGTCGATGAAGATGCGCTTGTGGCGTACATTTACGACCACCGTGACGAGGATGGGCTAGAGGATGAGTTTCAAACCCTGTTCGACACCCCCAAACCTAGTTACGCTTTCATTAAGCCGGTCAAGGGAGCAACTTACGACTACTGACTGTGTGCTATCGTCAAGTCTCCGGTAAACACGAAGAAAGGACAACTGAGATGAGCCAAACTGCCTCTGCTCCCACTGTTACTCCCGCCCACATTGCTGCCACTGCTGACGATGCAGCGTTTTTCCTGTCTAGGGTGGTGCCCCGAGGCGACGACGAGGCGGCTCGCCTGGATCGTGCTATTAAGTTTCTTCAGAGGCTGTCATCACGATAGACCCCTCCAACCGATACAATCTGTTTACATATGAGTACTGACCCGTTAGATATGTTCAATGCCATAGTCTCCGAAAAGGAGGCGTCTCGTAACGCTGAAAACGACGGCCCAGACTTTCCCGGTAAGACCGCCCCAAAGAACCGGGGCGCGGTTGTTGACAGCGTTACACATGAGTGGTTAAATGGCCTTAAACACCAAGAGTACGCCGTCAACGGGGTAACTCATAAGTTCTACACAGTGGGGGCTCTCGCTTCTGCCCTCAACAGAAAGCCTGTGACCATTAGGTCATGGGAGGCTAAGGGGTGGATTCCCCAAGCCTCATTCCGTACCCCAGCCCCACGTTCGGAGCAAATTCCGGGCAAGGCGGTGAAAGGTCGGAGACTCTACAGCGAATCACAGATCGTGTTCATTGTAGAGGCTGCGATGCAATTCAAGATTGACGACCCAAACCATAACGATTGGGACGGCTTCAGGAAGCACATCGCAGACCATTATCCAAAACACTGACAAGAAGAGAGTTAACGCCATGGGTAGATTTGATACCGACACTATTGACGAGGCCGAAACCGCAGCCCCCGAGGCCGACACGGACCTCAACGTCACGCAGGCGCGCCGCGTCATCAAGCGTGGATGGGGCAACGTGGAGCAGACGAAGCAGGCAGACAGCCCGTTCGCTCAGCGCCTCAAGGTTGAGGAAAAGCCGATCATCGTCAAGTTCCTTGAGGACGAGCCTTACACCTCCTACCGCCAGCACTGGGTTGAGCGTCAGGGGCAGAAGTCTTTCACTTGCCTTTCTGACATGCACCCGCAGGGTTGCCCCCTGTGTGATGCTGGTCATCGCCCCAGCGCACGCTTTGCCTTCAACGTGGCACTGCTGACTGAGGATGGGGACACGACCATCAAGTCGTATGAGGTTGGTCCTCGTGTTATTGACAGCCTCAAAAACTTCCATCAGGACCCCCGTCAGGGTCCGCTTCCCAAGCATTACTGGGCAATTTCCCGTAGTGGCAAGGGCCCGACCTCACAGACCAACCATCAAATGGTCCGTGACCGTGACTTGCAGGAAGAGTGGAACATCGCCCCCCTTAGCGACGAGGCTTTGGAGCAGGTCATGAAGCAGGCGTATGACGCCAGCATCGTCCCTATTCCTAACCGCAAGACGCTGTTGACCATTGCCGCAGAGGAACTGGACTACGAGAACTGAACGTGGCCAGTGCAGCAGAGTGGCGGAGGGGGCTTAGCGCCCCCTCCGTTCTCTCATCAGAAGAGTTATCGCTTATTGTCGATATAGTGAGGGCTGAGGGTCAGTTCTCGTTCGACGTTGAGACCCGGGGCAACATCGAACGCCATGCCGACGTCATGGCACTGGTGGAGCAGGAGTGGTCAGAGAAAGAGGCGTCACTTAAGGTGACTCACGCCTCTACCGTCCAGCGGTCACGGCAAGCCATCGAAGACAAGTGGCGGGGCAGGGTCGCCCTTGACCCTCTACGTAACGACGTATTTTGGATCGGCATTGCCACACGGGGCCAGTCGTGGGCTATTCCTATGGGGCACCCCAACGGAGAGGTACTTGTTCCAGAAGAGCGGGGGGATGGTTCGACCGTCCCTCCCCCCGGCTACAGGGCTGTGCTTGCGTCTGGCAAGGAATCTATGGCTAGGGCTAAGTACTTCATCCCTGCTACATTCACCGACGCCCCCGAGCAGTTGACGCAGGAGCAGGTGTTCACCGCCCTTGAGCCACTGTTCATGGACGAGGACATCGTCAAGATCAATCAGAACATCAAGTTCGACTGTAAGTCTGTCGCTAAGTACTACGGTGGCGACTTACCTAAGGGTAGGTACATCGACACGCAGGTGCTCATGCACCTTGTAGACGAGAACCTATTGAACTACAGACTTGTCACCATCTTGGACAAAGTGTTCGGGTTTGATCCCTACCACCGTGACGGCAAGATTGGCAAGACCCTTACCACAGAGCCGTTCAGCAAGGCATGCCGCTATGTTCACTATGACGTTCGGTGGGCATGGTTGGCGTATCGTCGCTTGTACCGCAAGTTACAGCACTCTTCCATGATGGATGCCATGTTCCTTGAGTTGGATATGCTGCCCGTGCTCGCTCAGATGGAGATGAACGGCATCAGGGTTAACAAGCGTGAGATGACCAAGTTAGGTAAGGAACTGGATCTCAATATCAATCTTAATCTGGCCGATATAGCCCAGTACGCCCCCATAGGGTTCAACCCGGACAGCAACGCCCATAAGGTTCAGTTCCTTTTCGGCAAGAAGCGCGAGGGGGGCCTGGGGCTTAAGCCCAAGAAAGTCACAGCCAAAGGTAACCCCAGCGTTGATGACGACTCACTTAAGTCGTTGCAGGGTAAGCACCCGGTTATTGACTTGTTAAT